GGCGGCGATTACCTACTAGAGCTGTCAACAGGGTTTGACTCGTCAGCGTTTTACCTAGATGACTCGCTACTAGACGGCACAGACGTGCTTGATGGCGACGGCATAGATTTTATTGACATTACGCCAGTAGTGCAAAACATCAACATTCAGCGTGGCCGTCATAAACCGTTAGATGTTTTTGGGCCTGGCACAATGTCAGTGTCAATCAGCGTGCCAAACACAAACCGAAATTATGACCCGTTAAACACGGCCAGCCCGTATTACAACGATTTAACAGAGCAACCTGGTTTGGCCCCATTGCGCGCAATCCGTTTAAGCCGCAATGGCGCATATTTGTTTACTGGTCGAGTAACGACATACAACCAGCAATACACAATGGCAGGTTTAACCAATTACCAGATTTTTGCTGCCGATGACATTTATGTGCTGTCACAGGGCAGTTTGCCATCTACGGCTACTAGCGCTGAAACTTCGTCAGCGCGCATTACAGCCGTTTTAACAGCCGCAGCGTACACAGGTACTACAAGTCTTACAGCCACGCCTACAGCCACGCTAGGGGCTTACACCATCACATCCGGCACAAACGTTAACGCCTACATGAACCGCATTCAACAGGCTGAACAGGGTCGCATATTCTGCAGCCGCACCAACGTGCTGACAGCTCAAGCCCGTATCGGTCAAACATTGGCTACGCCAACCGTTGTTTTTAGCGACAGCGGCAACACACCGTATGACAACATTGTTGTTGAGTTTGACCAGCAAACCGTTATCAACAACGCCAACGTCACCATTGAAGGCGGCGCTCTACAAAACGCCAGCAACGCGTCAAGCATTGCCACATATTTCACGCAAACCGAAGCCATTACCGACAGCCTTTTAAGCACCAACGCGCAAGCCGCAACCCTTGCCAGTTACTTGCTGTATCCGTTACCGCAACCACGCTTTACCAGTGTGTCAACCACGTTTGCCAGCCTTACCGATGCCCAAAAAACGGCGTTAGCGCCCATAGAAATTGGTGACACCGTTTCAGCCACCAAATCGTTTACATCTGGTAGCCCGTTAGCGGTGCAACAAAACTTGGCGGTCGAGGGCATAGACCACGTTATTGACGTAAACACCGGGCATCGCATTACTTTGTGGACATCACCAACGGTCATTATTTACGCCTTTGTATTGGATGACCCTACGTTCGGTTTGCTTGACGGCCTAAATGTGCTCGGATGATGTAAAGTAAAACTATGGCATCACCAAATACCACGTTTGTCGCAAACACCGTTTTGACTGCAGCACAACAAAATAACTTTCCTTTTGGCAGAGTTGCCGCACCAATCAACATTACGGCTAATCAAACTGGAATAACCACACAAGTTGACATTACTGGTGCAACAATTACTTTCACTGCAGTTGCAAGCAGACTTTACAAGGCTTGCTGGGCTGGTCTGTTTAATAGCACCGTGTCAACTGATACGTTCAACTTTTTATTGACCGACTCATCTAACAACATCCAACAGCAATCCATTACTTGTCCAGCCACCACCAGCGAAGTTTCATTTATCGGCGAACACGTTTTTACACCGGGCGCAGGCTCAATCACACGCAAACTACGCGTACAACGGCAAACAGGCACGGGCACCGGCACAATTGTTGCTGGCGCAACTTTCCCAACACAGTTTTGGATTGAAGATATTGGGTCGGCGTAATGACGGTCAATAATTTGCCTAAGTTTGTTATTTTGCTTTGCGGCTTACTATGTCTTACCGCGTTAATGATTGCAGACAAAATAGACATGGCATCTGGCGTACCAATGCTCACAATGATTATCGGCTACTCAATCGGCAACGGCGTGAACGCTAAACAAGGCGGCGAGTCAAGCAACGTATTTGGCAAACGTAAAAAACAAATATGAAAGCAAATGACCAAGTAGCACTAATACTTGCAAAAGGTGCAGTTGCTTTAATTTTAACAATTGCTGTGGGTTCGTTTGGTCGGTCATTCTTTCTTGCAGTCGTGCTACATGAAGACCATCCAATATCTGATGCAGCAACACAATTGTTGACCGCAATGGGTAGTGCACTGATGGGCGGTGCAGTTGGTTTTGTTGGTGGAAGCAACTCAAATCAGAAAGATGATGACAATGGCAGTATTACCAGCCAACCCTAAAGTCATCGGGTCTAAACTGTACACAGGTAACAGTGACGGTGCAGCTGCAGGCCCACGTGCCGGCATGGATGAATGGATACGGCAAGCCATCAAACATGGTGCAGGCGCGTTTTGGAATAACGGCAGCTGGGGCGTGCGCGACATGCGCGGCAATCCCGGCTCACTATCTGTGCACGCCACTGGTCGAGCAGTTGACTTGTCATACAGACCGTCAGAACAACACCCAGACGCTAACCGTAAAGGCACTATTGCGTTCATAAACATTGTGTTAGCCAACGCAAACGAATTAGGCGTTGAGTGCGTACTTGATTATTTCCCGAAAGCGTTTGGGCGTGGCTGGCGTTGCGACCGTCAAGCGTGGAAGTCGTACAGTAAGCCAGAAATACACGGTGCACCGGGCGGCGATTGGTTGCACGTGGAAATAAACCCACATATGGCAGACCAGCCAAACCTTGTAAAACAAGCGTTTCAGAGAGTATTCACCGAATTGCCACACTGATGCTCTATGGTCGAAGTACCGACGATTGGAGACGCAAATGGCAGATGCCAAAACTTATGTTTACGAGGTTTTTACAACTTGTTTAGACACCGAACAAATGGTGTTAATACAAATCTTCCGTGACCCTGACAACGGCCAAGTCCTACACGCGCAAATGGCATTCAAAAATGCCGTTGGCGACAGCTGGGGCACACCTTACCAATTGGAGAAAAAATGACGTTTTTAAGCATCAAAATAGGCGCATGGTTCATTACTGGATTAGCGGCGTTTACGTTGCTCTGGGATGCTAGTAAGCCGTCTGAGAGCCATCTACCGATAACCGGGCAGATAACCACTGTGCTGAACAGTGTTGTGCCACCAACTATTGCACCAACGACCACGCTGCCATACAAGGGTTGCATGGAATATCTAAACGATGCCATTTTGGCTGGCTGGCCGATAAGTGAGTCACCAATGATTTTGCGTGTCATGCAACGCGAAAGCCGATGCACACCAACAGCCTTAAACGCAGCTGACAGTAATGGCGGTAGTCGAGGATTATTTCAGATAAATGGCTGTCACAAATCATGGCTAATCAGCGACGGCTACATCACCAAACTTGATGATTTATATAACCCAGATGTCAATATCCGTGCCGCATTACACCTATGGCGTATAGTTGGCTGGTCAGCGTGGAAAATGCCAACACCATGACAGAAATACCATATCCCGAACCCGGCATAAGCCAAGAAACGAGAGAAGCAATGTATCCCGATACTTACAGCGACAAATACAACAAAGTGTTTAAGCAATTTGTCGATGACATTTTTAGACCAAATCATCTACCGCGCCCAGAGCCAGTAGACCACAGCATTTTGCTTGACGAATTAGAGCTACTGCACGAAGCCCACGTCACCGTTGGCGGCCAACAAAACAGGTTTAACGCATCAGTAATACGGGCGGCCATAAATGTTATTGCAGCGCTGTAAAAAATGTGGTTTGATGATGCGCGGCACTCGACACGCAACAAACATAAATAAAGTTTTGTGGTGCCATCCGCAACTCATGGCGTGTGCTAAAGTCAAACCAATACCGACGATAAGGAGTAGGCATGAGCAGTGACGAAGTGATAATCAGACTTGACCAACACGACAAAAACAAAGTTAACAACATTGTTTTAACGTGCGAGGCACAAATACGATTGCGTAAACAACGCGAGAGTTTTGTGCACCCAAACACCGTTGGCACAATGCGAGTTGGTTACACAGCCGAATATGCGTTTGCCAAATGGCTAGGCGTACCGTTCAGTTACAGACCGTATGACCGGCTAAGCACAGATGTGATGGGCTACCAAATTAAAGCAACATTGCTGACCGCTGGCTGTCTCATAAAAAAGATAACAAACCCTGCAGGCGTGTACGTGTTAGGCACAGTAAACGACACTTACGATGTGGTCACATTTCGTGGCTGGATGTTAAGCCACGAAATCGAGCACGAATGCTATTGGCGTACAGATGTACCTAATCCTGCATGGTTTGTGCCACAGTCACAGCTCTGGTCAATGACCGAATTAACGGCTACACCTGAATTGGCGGCACACAATGGCGCATTTTGATTTATCGCTTTACGAAACAGTTGCCCAGCGCTTAATCCGTTGGTGGGCAGAATTTCCAGACGGCCGCATCATCACGTCAATCCACCATTACGACGGGTCAACCATCATCATGCGTGCAGAGTGCTACAACAACGATGACCGACTCGTTGCCACAGGATATGCAGAGGAAGTGTTTGGCAATAGTCCGGTCAACAAAACATCATTTTTGGAGAATTGTGAAACAAGCGCGATTGGGCGTGCGATTAGCAATAGTCGCATTGGGCACACAGGCGAGCGTGCATCGGTCAGCGAAATGGAGAAAGTCAACCGGGTTAATAGTGCGTCGCCTCGACCAGATAGTCACGGCAGCGCAACACCTAAACAAATTGGGTTTCTTAAATCATTGGCACGGGGTAAGGGTTGGGATGATGTGCATTTACTTGAATACATACACCGATTGTTACAAGTTGATGACGTTGTAGTTGAGACTTTGACCGCTGGCCAATGCTCGGCCGTCATAGATGGGCTAAAGAAATGAATAACCCAATGGAACAATACAATCGTCTGCATGACCACATGATGGCAATTGCGCGTGAGCGCGATTACGGTGTTCGTCAAATTGACGAATTAAAAGACCAGATTGGTTCGCTGGTTTATCAAATTAAAGATTTAGAAATTGAATTAGCCATAGCCCGTGAGGCCTTGCGTCGGGAAATGCCATGAGTCGCACAGTTTGGCTTGCATTAGCCCTAACAGTGTTATGCACCGTTTTAATGGCGTGGTCTGATAAGAAGTAAAACCCAAACAATTGGCAAGTAGCACGGGCTGTATCACTGTCGCAAGTGACGGGGCTAATCGACGGGAACGTCGTTTGACCGACGCGCACAAAACCTGCAACACGAAAGGCAATGTGCAAATCGTTGGGGCGAGTCGTAAACATAATCGACT